ATAAAGAGAAAAAGATTATATGCTCCAGACTACTATAAAGTAGTAAGGATTGAGGGGGATCATATCCCAAGAAATATAACAGCATATAATAAGATAAGGAATTTATAAGGCACATTGTACAGTTACAATTGTGCGAGCAACTAAGGGATTTGAATTATGTGGAATAGAATAACAATACTACTGTCTCTCAAACAGAGCTTTTGGCCACATAAGTTGCATTATGTTATAATTAAAATATAAATCATAATTTAAAATTATGAAATAACCAAATTAAATGAAAGAATCTAAAACAGAAGATTTATTACAATGAGTAAATAAGGCTATTTCAGACTTAGTTTACGAAAAAACTCATATTTTAAAAGCCTATAATTACTATCACGGAAAAAGAGATCCAGAACAATTTAGGCATTTAGAAGAAAATTATGGGATAGGAACGCCAACATCTGTAGAATTTATTCCTCTTGTAAAAAAACATATAGAAGTTTTAATAGGGGAATATTTATCTACTCCAGTGCTGCCTAGAGTGTCTTGCAAAGATGAAGAGACCCTATCGTGTATTCATAGAGATAAGCACAATGCAATAATAAACTCAGTTTCAGCAGAAATTAAAAATTTTTTAAAGTATGCCACTAAAGTTACAGGTCAGGATTTAAATAATTATGACTTAGAAGGTAAGTTAGAATTAATTAAAAATACTTTAAATAGAAATTTTATTTCAGAGTATGAAATAGCAGCACAAAACATAGTAGATCACTCTATGCAATCTGCTCAGTTGGATTTTGCGAATAAAAGAAAATTATTATTGATAGATCTTTTAGTAGCGGGCATGGTTTACTATAAAGTAAAACCAAGTAACTCTAATACTCAGCCCGAACTAATTATATTAAACCCTATTAACACTTTTATTGATAGAAATTTACAATCCCCATATTTTAAAGATTCTCAAAGAGCTGTCATAAGATATTTTATGACTAAACAGCAAATACTTTCTACTTATGGTAAATATATTACTAAAGAACATTTAGAACAATTAGAAACTGCCGAGGAGTATGCGTATGATGATTATGGTGTAAGTTATATTAGAAGTTTTGATCAAACTTCGGGAGTTATTACTGATGGGATTCTAGGAGGATTAGAAGTAACTCCATATAACACTATGGATAATGCTTCTTTAAAGTACATGAAAACAATTCCAGTATATGAAGTTGAAGAGTTAGAGACTAGAAAAGAAAATGGTAAATTTGTAACTCATAGAAAGCAAGCTATTAGAATAGGAACTTCTATATTTATAGAATTAGAAGAAGATGAGAATGTAGTAAGAAGTATGGGGGATCCTGATAATTGTACATTATCTGTAAATGGAATGTTTTTTTCTGACAGAAATGGAGATCCTTTTTCATTAGTTTTATCAACAAGCAACCTCCAAGATAAATATGATTGTTTACATTTCTATAGAGATAATGTTATTGCAGAATCTGGTACTGTTGGGGATTGGTTGGATGTAGCACACTTACCTAAGTTTTTAGGGGCAACTGTAGCTGAAAGATTAATGAAATGGAAAGCCTATAAGAAAACTGGTTTAGCCTTATATGATTCTTCTCAAGAAGGACAGGTAGTAAACACAGCTTTTAATGGATATAATGATGCAATTAAACTTGAGACTGTACAAGCTATAGATTTAGCTATACAAAGAATTGAGGAAACTTGTTCAAATATTACAGGAGTTTTTAGAGAACGGATTGGTGGAATTGAACAAAGAGATGCCGTTACCAATGTACAAGTAGGGGTTAGAAATTCTGCATTTATAACTAAACAATATTATCAAGTTATGGATTTAATGACTAGAGATATGTTAGTAGATATTCTAAATATTTCTAAAATAGTTTATAAAAATGGAATTACAGGCACACTTGTTTTAGGAGATAAATTAAATAAAATATTTACTGCACTTCCAGAACATTTTACTTTAACTGACCACGATATTCATATCTCCGATAGTTCTGAGATTATTAAAGAGGAAGAGACTCTAAAGAATTTAATGACAGAATTGACTAAAGCTGGGATTGCTGATGCTGAAATTATTATTGAGGTTATTACTTCTAAAAGTATGACTTCAATGAAAAATAGAGTATTAGAAGCATTAGATAGAAGAAAGCAAGAAAGTAATCAAGTAGGGCAACTCTCACAACAATTAGAACAATTGGATTCCCAACTTAAAGAATCTACACAAACAATCAAACAATTACAAAGTAAAATTGAAAGACTCAATGAGGAGAAATTAAAGCTAGAATATGAAAAATTAAATCATGCCAAACAATTAGATTGGTTTGAGGCAAAGTCAGAGGATTCATACAGAAAAGAACAAATAGAGTGGGAAAAGAAAAGAGTGCAACTAGAGGGAGTTCAACTATTAGATAATAATAAAAATAATGATGAAATAAAAAATGAATAAACCTATTATACTTTTAGATCCTGCTCATGGGGAAGAAACTCCTGGTAAAAGATCTCCTGATGGAAATCATAGAGAGTATTTATGAAGTAGGCAAAGATGTAAAAGCTTATATGAAAAATTAACAGATTTGGGGTATATAGTATTTATTACTAACCCCACTGTTAATGAAATTGGTATAAGCAAGAGAAAAGAAATTGCAAATAAAATTGTAGAAAAAGTTGATAGTGATGTATTATTAATATCATTACATAATGATGCTTTTGGAGAAGAATGAACAGATATTACAGGATATTCAGTTTATACTAGTAAAGGAGCTACAAAGTCAGATTTATTTGCAGATATACTAATGAAAGAATTTATGTTAGATTTTCCTGAATTAAAAGCCCGACCAGAACTTTCAGACAAAGATTTAGATAGGGAGGAAAATTTTACAGTATTAATGGGAAATTATTCTGCTGTATTAGTAGAATGATTATTTCAAAACAATAAAAAAGATGTTAAAGTAATAAATGACCCAGAATCAATTATTAAATTTGAGAATTGTATAATTAAAGCAATATTAAAATGACCATAACAATAACAGGCAATATAGCCACTATAGCTAGTCTATCTCCAGAAGCAGTGTTTATTATTCAAGATGTCAATGAAGATGAGGAAACAATACTGCACACCGAATTTAGCGATAATTTCACGTATGAATTACCTTCTGATGGATATTACAGAATTACTGAAATAATCTTACCCTCTGGTGGATATTATACAGATGGAACTTATTTTTATAATGCTAGTGCAGAAGTAATTACTACAGAAACATTACTAAATGCAGTTACTGCGGAAGATATTGAAGATTTTGTTCATTATAATTATTTAAAAACTTATTATAAAGATCTACTAAAAAATTCATTTTTAAAGTGTATTTGTACTTGTTCTGGAAAAGAACATGCAAATAAGAAAGTAATTGATACTATTAGTATGGGTATTTTTTTATTAGAACTTTTAATAGAAGAGGAATTATTATATGAAGCAGATAGAATTATAAATTCTTTAAATACTTGTAATTATATAAATTATTCAAATTGTTCTTGTAATGGATAATTATTTACAGACTTTATATAATAGGTATATTAGATACCTCAACAATTTAAATTATGGAAATACAGAACAAGATTATACATTTTTGTATGCTATGTTTCTATATTATAAATTTGAAATAGATCGAGTGGATATATTACAATTTATATATAATAATTTAAAATAATGAAAGATCATATATATGATAAGGCTTTAGAGTTTCTATTAGCTGGATATGAAAAGATTATTGACCCTGTATTAGATTTTTTAACTTCTACTCCAAATACTGATTTATATAGATTAGGAATAGAAAATATTAATGGGGAAACTGTAGTTACTTTTTCAAGACCTTTAGAAAACACAGACTATTATATAACAATAAAAAGATATACAGCTACAAATGGGGTAATTGCTGAATATGGATGAAGTATAAAAGAAGGATCTAAACTTAAAGACTCTTTTACTTTTATTCCACCAGCAAGATATCCAGAAGGAGAATTAATTTATGAAGTGAGGTATTATAGGTAGTTTTTTATTAATATTTTTTACACAAATTCTATTTGGGCAACCAGTATTTTTTCCATCTTTGGAAACAGATAGTTTAAGAAGTTATTTTTATATAGCTCACCCAAATGGATTATTATATGAACATTCTGCTACTGTTGGACAATTAAGAGATTCTCTAGCATTAGTCTATTCTAAAGAAGAAGTTGATAGTATTGTTAATGTTTTAATGGATACTATTTCTTCTAATAGTGTTGAAATTGATGAACTAAAAAACAAATCAGATAGCATAGACGTACCTGTTTATTTAACCGACTTAGACAGCACAGGCTTTTCGATTGACACTTCACAGGTTCGGGATTTGCAGGCATTTGTTGAGAATAATTCAGGTAGTGCTTCAATTTCAGGTACAGAGGGCTACATCACGAAGTTTGGGGCAAGTGGGTTGACGGAGAGTGGGGTTTATGAAAATGCAACTGGGAATGTTGGAATTGGAACATCTTCTACCGCAAATGCAACGATTACAACTAACGGGGCAGTGGTATTTGGTGGAGATTTTGGGTCAGGGTCAATACCTATTGAAGGTG